CGATTTGGTCAATGCTCCGACCGGCGGCGGCCAGCGTTTTGTTCTCAGCGTCATGCGGCACCCACAGCGTGTCATAGACGTAACCGTAGGTTTGCATCTTGGCTAAGTACTCGGAAATGGTCTTTTGGTTGTCCTCATGGTAGCGGATAAGCCTGGTCTCCATGCCGATAAACTGCACAAACCATATTGCGGTTGCATCTGACCAGCCCAAGTCAAACACGGCGTGAACCGGCTTCATTGGGTCGTATCCGACTTTGGTGATGCGGCCATCCAACTCGGCCATCTGCATCTCGCGGGCAAAGATAGCCCCGTCAACAGTTTGGCGGCAGATTCCTTCCCATACGGTGTTATATGCCTCAATGTCGCGCATTTTGAGCGCGTCTTTCTCCAGCATCAACGTCTCAGGGAACCAGGGATTGTCCGACCAGTTAATCTTTTGGACAACAGAGTTCTCAGGCGGGTGCAACACAAACCGTTGATAGGTCTCGTCCGTCTCCAACTCAGGGTTAAACGTAACCCATATCTCGCTGCCTTCTTTCCGGATGGTTGGAATCAGGATGTTCCACGACAAGCGGCTGGTGGTCTGCGCTTCCTCTACCCAGCAAATATCCACGCCTTCGTAGGATTTAACATTAGCGACGTTGTTCTTAAGGCCGACAAAGGCAAACTCAGTTCCATTCTTGCCCCGAATGCTGGCCTGGGTGATTTCGTAAAAGCCTTCTAGCCCTAAGTCAATGATTTGGTCGCACAGCAGCTTGTGGACGGAATCTTTGATGGAAGTCTGAAACTCGCGGGCGCAAAGGATACGCAAGCTGCGTTGTGCGCCTTTTATGAGCAATGCTCGAGCAACGCCCCAAGACTTAGCCCCACCGCGGCCACCATGCAAGATTCGGTAACGGCTTTTTTCAGGTTGGAACAAGCATTGCAGCTTGACCGGAAACTGCGCTTTACTGAGATTCGGCTGCATTCGGCGTTACAAAGCTGACCTGGATGCCTTCAATGGCCGACCCGTCAGGATTAGCCAGCTTGGTTGTGTTTGTCTCGCCCCAGGCCATTTGTGCCTTTGTCCACCATATCAGCGCCGTGGTGTCGCCGCCCTGGGCTTTGTTAAACAACGTTCGAGCAATAGACGCGCTGGCCGTAGCTTTGCCTAACGCTAACTCAATCTCGTAATGCTTTCGCAGCGTTTTTTCGCTTATGCCTAGCAATGCGCCAATTTGCTCATGCGGCAAACCTAGCCCCGCAGCTTGCTGGGCCTGCGCTCTTGATTTTTCGGTTGGCTCGTGAGGTAGCATCTTTTTATTGGCGGGAAGTGTTGCTAAATTTTTGCAATCGTTAGTTGAAGATATATGTTAGGACTTACCCTAATTCTAAGACATTTTGCTTAACATTGGGTGTTTCTTCTATAGACTCGCATTTACCGACAAGGAGCTTTTTATGCAAACAAAGTTGAATCAAGTTCGAGCAGCCTTTACCACCGGCGATTACCGCAAAGCACTTAGCATTGCAGCCAAATTTCATGACCTTGGCGCTCATAGGAATGCCATTCTTGATGCCCACCTTGCCATTACGAACCCACGCTGGATGATTGGGCTTGGCAAAGATATTGAGCAATCCATTGCAGCAGGCGTTGAGGCTTTACGCATCCGCTACGCTTTCTGATTCCAATACGCCTAAATCCACTTGGACTTCGCCGCAGGCTTGGGCGGCTTTTTTGCCGTCGCCTTTTACAAATACCAACACATTTTGATGGGCTTTACCTAGCTTGCGACTAGATGAAAATGATTTTCCTGCTCTCATTGCTACAGAGCCACAAGGCGTTACCAAAATGGCTTCATTGTAATAATTTAAGCCAGCTTCCTTAAAAGCCTGCACTGTATCGCCCACAAAATCGTAATAATTGCCTTTTTTGTCGCGCACTTCACCCACTACAAAACAAGCAAACCGGTCTTTTTTAAGCAAAACGCACGTTTTTTTGATAATTTCAAAGTAGGCAGTTTTAAATTCTTCGTAACCAAGAGTGCTTAAGTCTTTTGGGTCGTGGCTATAAACCTCTAAATCAGCATAAGGCGGGCAACTAAACACAAAATCGGCTTGCACGTCTTTGCAAGTGCTGTCTATGGTTCGGCTATCCCCACAAACCCAAGCTGGCGGCACATCGTCATCTATGCAAATTTCGCTGGCTTGTTCTCGATTAGCGTTTACTTGTTCTTGGCGCAGTTCGTGCCCAATATATTGCCGCCCTAGCTTGCTTGCCACAATGCCACGAACGCTGCCGCCCGCAAATGGGTCTACCACTAAGCCGCCAACAGGGGAAAACCAAACATAAGCCAATTCACAAACAACGGGGTCAAATATGCTTGTTCCCGATTCTCCTCGCTGCCTTGCAACCATATCAGGAGAACCGCCTGCGGGAGCATCTCTGCCTTCTTCAGATTTGATACCCAAAGCAAACCAAGCGCGTTTGCGGTCTTGCCACCAACCTTCACGCGCATTTAGAACGCTAAATGGAGGAATTAAAAATCTATCGGATAAATTGCCATTTGCCGCAATGCCGTTTTGTTCTTCTTGTGCATCGTCTAACAATTTTTTTAATTCATCAGCATCAAACCCGAGGATTTCCATTGCAAAGTTGTCGGCCAGCAACTCGTTTAGCTCAATGGTCAACAGGTCTGTGTCCCATTCAGCATTCATTGCCAGCTTGTTGTCAGCAATGATGAGCGCCTTGCGCTGCGTGTCCGTCAAATGCGCCAATTCAATAACCGGCACTTCTTTCATGCCTAGCTTACGCGCAGCCATTAGCCGTCCGTGGCCTGCAATGATGCCCTGGTCGCCATCCACCAAGATTGGATTAGTCCAGCCAAATTCCTTAATGCTGGCCGCTATTTGCGCGACTTGAGCGTCAGAATGCTTGCGGCTGTTGTTGACGTAAGGGATTAGCTTGTCAACGGCGACCTGGGTGATGTTCACTTTTTCTTCTTCTCTGCTTCGCGCTTAACCGAGTAGGCAATAGCTACCGCTTGCTTGGGCGGTTTGCCAGCCTTGATTTCGGCTTTGATGTTCTCACTCAGCGCTTTGGGTGTCGGTGATTTCTTTAGGGGCATCTTGCTTCTCCAGTTCGGTTAGCGTCCATTGGCATTGTTGCAGCGCACCATTGATTTGGTGAATCTGCATTTCCAGTTCGCGGCCTTTAGCCATGAGGTCTTGGATTCTTGCGGTGATTAGGTCTTTCATGCTTTCTTTCCTTCTGTTTTTGCAATGGCTTTACGGGCAAGTTTTGCAAGATACATTCCCGCTGCGCCGTTTTCATTTCCAACCATTTCAATGTCTTCTAGCGCGTGCAGCAACGTACCATTTATTTCATGCAAGCGGCGCAGTTCGGCGGCTGTGTAATCCCGTTCTAAGTGCAACAGATAAGTGCCACGCTCTAAGGCGCCAGCTAACCGCAGGGCTTCGGATTGTTCGCTCATGCTTTTTCTTTTGCTGCTTCTAATACATCTGTCCACAAAGCGCAAGGGATGTCGTTAATCTTTGTGATTTCGACTGCCCCGTGCGGCAAAACGATTTCCTTGTCAAAATGCACCCACAAATGAGTGTGTACGCCATACAAGGGGATGGCATATCCTTTATCAAAAAACTCTTTTGTCGTATTGTATTTGCCAATAAGTTCTTTAGTCATCAGCAATTCCAGTTCTTGAGTGACGCTTTAGCGCGTTCGGCTGGGCCTTTGGCGTTCTTAACTACGCCTTCCATCCGCGCACAAAATGATGCTTTGCGGCCTTCATCTTTCTTTGTCTTAGGATTTGGCGCAGGCGGCTTTAAGTTTGAGCCGTTCTTAGCGTTGTATTCAGCGCGGCCTTTGGCGGTCATGCCAGCGCCTTTGTCCGTCGGGTTGTAGGTCTTACCCTTACCCGTCGTTTTATGCTCAATGGGCTTGTCGTGCTTCATTTTTTGGCCGTTTTAGCGGATTGCTTAAACGCCTCAGCAGTTGGTGCGCCTTTTGTTCCAGGCTTACGCATCTTTTCTACGGGTTTACCCGCAGCTTTTTCCTGCTTGATGCGTTCCTGCTTGGCGTGAATGTTGGCATAGAGTCCAGGTTTCATACTTCCTCCACGAAACAAATGTCCTGCCAACTCATGCGGAGATGGCGCTGGTCGTCAATGGTAATGGTATCAAATTTAAGGTA